GGCACGGACTTTTATTTTCTTTGTGAGCCACGAGACTTAGATTCCACAGTGCTACTTGACTCGTGACCCATCCACACAGCAAAAGCCCCCGTCATAGCCCCGACAACCGTCGATACAAATGCAGTTTGTTGGGTCGTTGCACTCGCACCTAGAGCCATGAACCACTGAACCACCTGATAACTCATCAGTGTCATTGCCAGCATCATCAGTCTTGGAAGGATTCGCCATGCTAATATTTTCTCCATTGTATACGTCATTTCTTACCAAAGAACTTTGTCGCTGACCGGACTCCAAAGCTTGCAGCAACAATAACGCCCAAGCTGTACTGGTACCATTCAGGCATTTGCTCCAATTGTTGAAATCCGTTACGTACAAGGTCTTCCATCCCCGGTATAAAAGCTAAAATAAGTGGTATGCTAAATAATATGGTGAGCCATTCGTCTTTCCAAGATGACTGGCTACCTTTCGCCATCTCCAAGTCCCAGTCAATTTCCCCCGTAGCTTTTTTCTGCATAACTATGGCTTCGGCTTGTGCCTTTGCTACCTTAGTAGCTGACTGGGCTTTCTTCTCTTCTACTTTGCCGGACATCCATGTACCAGCAAGGTCTGCTATTGGTCCAATCAGGGCTGTTAGCATTTCCATCGTCTCCTTGCTTGGCGCAAACGACTGTTAGGATTCTTTGCAGCTTTCGGAAACTTCTTCATCTGTCCGGCTGACCTTGCACAGAAAGATTTACGTCGTTTTGCGTCTTTGCTTCCGGGCTTCACTTTGCCTGTTACGGCAGTCTTTAATTTACTACCGGGGTTCTTGCGGCGATACGCAGCTACCCCAGCCTTAGTCATACCCGCACCTGACTTGGTAGGACGAAAGTTTTTCTTGTTACGGGCTGGCATTTTATCAGCTTTTCTTGGTGGCACTTTTCTTCCTTCGTCTTCCTGATGCAGTAACCGACCACTTTACTTTGGCTGGTCCTGTCTTCTTGGCTGCTTCTTTTTTGGTTATGCGCTTGGCAACTTTGGCAGGTCTACAGGCTGGGTAGGGGCGTTTCTTTTTATCCTTACCAGAGCGACCACATTTCTTGCCAGTCTTTACATCCCGCCAGTCTTCCTTGAACCATTTAGTTAAGCCGCCCTTTGGTTTAGCCATGCTTACTTCTTCTTGGCCTTACCGCCGTACATCATCTTTTTCTTAGGCATAACTTTTCCACCGCCCATCATCTTTGGTTTTTCACTCATTAAAGATTGAACGGCAGAAGCTAATTCTTTTCTTCCTTTTAATGCTGCAGCAGGTAAATTCAAAGATTTAGCAACGACACGAATCGCTTTGTTTAAATCTGCTGCTGCCTGTGCTGCTTTAGGATTTTTAGGTTTAGATTTTGGTAACACCATTATTTTTCTCCAACTTAGGCGTAAGTACCACCACGCTTCTTATAGGTTCTAACTAGCCAAGCATTTGCGTATGCGCTTGGATATACTTTAAATTTACGTTTAGCTTCTGCCTTTACCCGCGAGTACAATGCTGCGTTTTTTGGCTTTGGGCTTTTTGATTTTTTAGCTGCCATCACTTACCCCAATGTTTAGCTAGATAGTTTTGTACGAGAGTAGATTTCAACGCCATAGACTCGTCTTTTTCTTTTACAAACTTGGCGTTTATTTCAAATAGCTTTTTAAGAATGTAACTCTGTTCGTAGGATACGTTACTAGACATCCAGCCTATGATTGCTTTTCGTGTGCCTTTAGTTACTGGCTTTACGCCGTGTGCGTAAATTATGGGAAATACAAGTAGCTGACCTTTTCCTACAGTGTAACTTACCTCACCAATTTCATTTTCTAGTACAAACTCCCCACCCTCGTAGTCATCCGTAAGTCCTAGTGAGAAACCGTAGTCAAAGTACACGTTGCTATTTTTTGGTGCGGCACGAAACGAGTCTATATGTTTATTGTAAAACCCGTCTTTTTCATATTCATTATAAAAATTTACTGATACTTTGTTTGGGCAGATTACAGAGTCTATATACACATTATTATATAATCGTGTTGTTATGAGTTGCCTGACTTCTGGTGTCATGTCTGGCGATTCTGTATTCTGTTTTAATTTTTCACCATCGTTTCTGGGCTGTGTTTTTGTCCCATCCTCTTTGGCTCCCCAATTATCTAAACAGTATTGTACTTCGTTTTCTTGTAAAAGTTGTAATAACATGGTATATCTCCCGGCAATGTTAGCTGCTTATATCATACTTTCGCCGGGTTGTAAAGGGGGCAAGTTGCCCTGCCCCCAATAGTATTATGTTCCAGTAGAAACTGTAGCAGTTTCAACAGGGTTCTTGGAAATGTCAGCAAGAACAACGTGAATGCGGAAACGTGCGGCAGATTCACCACTAGAGCCGCCATCAATAATGAGAGCGTCAATAGTGTCTGCAGAAGTCAGGATACGGGCGTTAGAGCCAGATGCACCTGTAGCAGCTTCTAGGAATGGTGTGAAACCAGCAGCGAGTGCAGAACCATCAACAAAACAGTCTACATCACCGCCAGTAATACCCACATCCATAGTAATCTGTGAGTTTCCTCGTGCTTCAAGAACTTCAAGCGCACCAGCAACAATCATAGTATCAGCAGGAACGTCAATCAACTGAATAACGTCGCCCCCTGTACCACCATCAGCAGTGTCGTGAACCTTTGAAGTCATCACGTAAGGACGAGCAACATTAGAAGGATGCCCTGCAGTTCCCCCATTGGGAGTCAAGTCATAAGTAGCCATCTATTTATCTCCCTTACGCAAAGTCTACAACGCCGCGAACGATTGCTTCTTGGCGAAGTACTTTTTGCCCAAAAACATGAAGTCCACGAATAACGTCGGAGAACGATTCGGTTGAACGAACCACTTCTGTTTTCGCAATGTGCGAAGCAGTAGAGGTGGATGACATATGCCCTGCAAGAACAATGTTCTCTGAACCATCAGTTGCGAGGGTTGCAGATGCGTCTGTCAAAGTAACTTGGTCTGTGCCGCCTGTGCTGTTAAGCGCAGTTGACTTGTAGCAACGGAAGCCAGCAAGTGTGCCAACAGTTGCAAGACCATTGCGAAGTGGTGAAGTAGCGTCACCGCTAACCTGTACTTCAGCAATTTTATTCCCGGCTTGGAAACACTTCTCGTAGAAAATCGGAGGTGCAACAAACCAGCGGTTCTCTTCTGGCACTGACTCATCGTCAAGGAGACGGGCCATTGCAAGCATCAGGTTGATGCCGTTATCGTCTGTCTCAATGTTGATAGGTGCGTTTGCAGTACCAAGAGTACCAGCAGCGGCAGTAGTAGTCAGTGTTGTGCCAGATACAGCAGAAGCTGCAATACCAGCACCGTCAGACATAGCCTGAAGAACAGTCTTGTCGTACTTACGCTTCAATGCAAATGCACCTGAAGAGGTGGCAAGTGCCTCAAAGTTTACGTGCGAGTGACGCTCTTCGATGTCGTCGATTTTGAAAGCAAACGCATTAGCTTGGTCGACGGTCATTGTGATTTGGTCGTCAGCCAAGTCTTGTGGGTTTACTACAGAACCCCGCTGATAAGCGGAGACTGTTACGGTAGGTTCTTTTATGATACGTACCGTATCGCCAAAGTTTTCAATTTCGCCAGCGTAGTCAGTGTTCGTGATGTCTTCAACAACCGAAGCGCGACGAAAGAACTTGAGAACTTTTTGGCTAAAGATTTCCGGTGCAAAATTACCGGAAGGCAGGTTTCCATAACCTGCAGCAGTACCGAAAGCCATTTTTCAGTCCTTCCTTTTTGAGGTTTAAGAGTTTAAGTCTATTCGCCCTTCTGTCCGTGCTTGGTCGAGTTCAGTTTCAAACTTCTCGAACTCCCACGGTTTCATCTTGGCGATTTGTGAAGCTTTCCAAATTTTCTTATCTCCAATAGCATCCGTATTTACATCCCTAGCAGGGGTTTTGGTAACTGCGTCTGCTGCCGAAGCATCTTTGGTCTTCTTCTTTTTGGTCAAGCCTGTGTCGGCTTTGTAGAGGTCTATGACCCGTGCCGCCCACTTGGAGTCGGTATTGTTCTTGTAAATACCATCTGCAATTGAGCTTGGCTGCTCTTCTAACCACGCTAAGAACTTTTCATCGGTTTTTAATTCAGAGAAATCGGGGTGGGCGCGAAGCAGTTGTTCGTAGGCTTTCTGCTTTTCTAGTTCCTTTTCCCGTTCTTGAATTGTACCTATCTCTTCACGTAGTTTTGCAACCTGTGATTCGGTCTGCATACTCGAAACCGTCTGAACAACTTCGAAGACATCTGGATAGCGTTCCTTGAACTCCTCTAGTTCTTCTTGTGTTCGTGGGGGCGTTACGCCTCGTGGCATTTCTGCCGCACGGTCTGTCATTGTTTTTCTAAGGCTTTCAATTTCTCCTTTGAACTCGTCTACCTTGGAATCATAATGACGCTTCAAGTCGTCATACCGTTTCTTGTAGTCGTGGTCTTCGCTAGCTTCTTTCTTAGCTTCTACGAAGCTTTCGCCCTTTTCTTCTTGCTGAGTAGCCGCTTCTTCTACGGGGTCAGCTTCTTGAGCTTCGACTTTTGACTCCTCGTCATCATCCTTATAAACTTCTTCTCTATACTTTCCTTTGTAGAGAGCGTCGTTATTGATTGTTCCAAAAGAGTCGTTTACTTTGTTGGCACGGTGGCCTCTTGCTTTTGCCATTTTATTTACCTCACTTGCGGGGCCACATGGCTGTGGGTAGCCGCGTCGGTTGTGCTGGGGCCACGAACTCGTGGGTAGCCAGCGGATTCTTTAGGTTAGAAAACCCCCACGCCGTACAGCAACAGGCTTTTCCTGTTTTGTCCTCTGTACACGCTCTTCAGTTTTACGTAACCCTCGTTTATTAATCTTTTCTAGGCGGTCTTCGCCAATAATCTTTACTAGGTGGGGAGCTACGATAGCTTCGCCACTTGATATGGCAATGTCTATCAGGTCAGAGTGGCGTTCGAAGTCGCCTGTTGATACGCCTCTACGAACCGCTTCCTTCTGGGCATCCATAATCATTTTGCGAACATCTGCCTCACCCATGTGTTCTATGGCTGCAGCATTTAGAACAAATGAACCTTCGGGAGCCTTGAGCGGTTTGTCGTCTGCGACCTTACCCGCCTCTGATACTTGTGAAGGGGGGCGGTCTATGAAACCACTGGTATAAGCTTCTTTTTGAGGGTAGGCAGT